CTCAGTTGGGATATACAGAGGAGAGATTGGCAGAATTGAAAAAGGCATGGGATAATTCATATGGCTATGATCTTGAATCTTGAATACCCCAAAAAATTCATCTGTGTGCAGAGCTCTTCTCTGCCACAGCATGAGCTCTCCTTCAATGAGATTGCAGAGCATATTGCAAACCATACCAACCGCACCCCTCTGGAAAGGATGGAAGATCTATTGAGTGAAAAAACATACAAGAGATGAAATCATATCAAGAGATGACCACAGATGAGCTTGAGGAAGCATTGGCTCGCAAATTCAATGCAACATCAGACAGAATTCAATCACAAATAAATCAAAATAAAAACAGCATGAAAACTGCAAAAATCACAAAATGCGATTTCAATCGCGAATGGACAGGATCCAATGGAACAATTTACTATCACTCTATTGAGTTGGATAATGATGACTATGGAGACATTGGCACAAAGGAGAAGCTTCCAGCAAAGCTCTCACCCGGATCAGAAGTTACATATGAAATCACAGCTGATGGTGAATTCAAAGGCAAAAAAAAGTTCAAAATTAAGTTGGTAAGCAATTGGAATGGTGGCAATGGTGGTGGCAGCTCTGCTCCTCGCACTTATGCAGCACCTCAATCGAAAGAGAAAGATGAAGCTATTGCCAGAGCAGTTGCTTTGAAAGCTGCTGTGGATTTGAGAAATTCAGATGATCCATTCCAAATCATTGCTGTTGCTCAGCAATTCGAGCACTATCTAACCACTGGTAAAAATCTGAATGGTGATGCTCAGGACAATGCTCGCACCAATGCTCAGATGGATGCCAATGATGATTTGCCATTCTAAAATTCAAGCAAGATGAAAATAAAGGACAGCACAAAGCTCAAAGTACAAGCACTCATTCATGACCTGATGACATTCAGGATCATGGATGGGACAGCTGGAGAGATATCAATCAAATACAATACTAGCTGTGAGCACCTTCATGAATTGAAGAGGAGAGGAATGGTCATCTATGATAGGCAAAATAGGACTATTGAATGGATTGGTGGCCATACAGATATCAATCATCTCACCAGCATATTGATGAAGTCATATGAGCTTAGACATCAAGACCAAAACAAAAAAACAGCAACAATGAAAGCTCTGCCATCACCATCTTGGTGGCAGAGAATCGCAAACAAAGTAAAGCAATGGAGCAAATAGAGAGAATATACAATGCGCAAGCTGATGCCTATGAAGGCCGCAACATCAAGTTCATGTCACTGATCAGCACATATTTCAAAAGCACCTATGAGATGGCTCAGATTTTATCTGTGACATGGCCCACAGCTCGCAGATGGGAGAAGTATCCGGGCATGATGACAATAGGTGATATCAAAAAGCTTGCTGATCATTGCCGAATGGATATCAAAGAGATGGCATCATTCATCTATGAGTGCCAGTATGTATCACAATCTAATGAGACAGACCTATGATTAAGCATGAACTAGAAGCCATGATGGCCATCATCCCAGATGAAATCAAAGCAGATGTATACTATCGCATCAAAAAGATGGTAGGAGCAATCATTGATGAGATTGTCATAGATGTTGAAAAGCATGAATTCAAGCACAGCACTCAGAGCTCTATGGATAGGATTGGCACAATGATGTCAATCATTGAGATTGCTGCAAAAGATATGAATGTGAATGCAGATATGCTTTGGTCTCCAAAAAGGAATGCTGAATATGTGCAAATGAGGCAAATGCTCATGTGGTTATTCCGCACACAATATCCCCAGCTGCCTTTGCGCATGATTGGCGATATGTTCAAAAGAGACCATGCAACCATCTTGCACGCAATGCGCCAAGTTGAAGGAGCAATATCCACAGATCCAGTATTCAGAGGAGTGCTCAAGAATCTCATTGACCTGATTCATCAGCATGATTTTGATATGTCCAATGCTTTGTTTATTTTTGAAAAACTAACAAAAAAAGCACTTGTGAAATGAAGCTACCGGCAAAAATCTACAGCTGTGATATGTACAGCATTGGTCTCTATGTATGGCTCACCCATCATCTATCTTCCCAAGATATGTGGAAGCTCTGCTCTAAATCTGAATTGATATCCAAGCACATTGCGATGGTGAATGGGATGGCTGCAGCTGATGTGGACAAAGCACTCACTCATCTGGAGCAGAAGGAGCTTATCATCTATGATGAAGATTGTGTAATCATCAAAGCTCTTCAGGGCAATACCACCAATCCTGATTTGATTGGCAAGCTGGATGGTATGTGGGATGAATGGCTCAGATATCGCAAGACAATGAAGAGGAATTATATTGACCATATCTCTGAGCAGCGACAATATGACAAGCTGATCAGTGAATGCTTAGGGGATTCTGAGCTGGCAAAAAATGTCCTAGCCAATGCCATAGCTCGCAAATGGCAAGGATGGAACACAGCCGTATATTTGGAGGAAAAAAACAAAATCAAAGCACAGCACTCAAATGGAACAAAACAAGATACAATTGGCCGTATCTCAAGATCAGCACTTGAGCAATGGGTACACGAAGGATGAGAAGCAATATGTGGAAGCAAATGCTGGGCAGCTTATCAGAGATATGTCTCCCCAAGATTTGCGCCTAGCATTTGTCAAGCCTATGACCATGCATGGCATCAAGCAATTTCCTTCACCAGAGGAGATGGAGATGATGCGCATGATGATTACCAAGCACTATGGACATCTCACTCATGGTCATTTTCACCTAGCATTTGAGCTCAATATATTGGGCTCTCATTGGGAGAAAATATCACCATATGGAATGATGAGTGCTGAATTCATTGCATCAGTCCTGAAGGCATACAATGAGCACATGAGATCTGTGTGGAAAACATTGCGCCACAAAATCAATGATAACATGCTTGAACTTGCACCAGTGAATGAGGAGGATGCCATCTCTATTTTGATGAACATCATCAAAGCTGACCATGACAATCCATCCTCAGCTACAGATACCATTGCATGTCATATGATTACCAAGCTGTACACTCGCAATATCATCAATGATGAATGGTGGACAGATGCTGAATGGGATGCATTCAAGGATCAGTCAAAGAGGAATGTGTATGCAGAAGCATTCAGAATTCAATCACCTTTCAATTGGAAGCAATTGGTAAAGAATGAGAGAATCTATGAGCTGAAGAGATTGCTGTATAGAGATTTGCTTGGGCATAAGTATGATAAGTTAATGCAAAAAATGGAGGAGCTATGATAATAGTTGGATCTGATTTCTCAGGAGTAGGAGCATTCAATCAAGCATTGATACGATTGGGCATTGAATACAAAGAGATATTTGCATGTGATATGGACAAATATGCTAGGCAGACATTCATTCACAATTATGGTGAGCCTGAATACTATCCATCCAATGTCTATGATAGAGACATTCCATCAGAATCTTTGGATATCTATATGACATCACCACCATGTCAAGCATTCTCTCTTGCTGGAAAAAGAAAAGGAAAGAGTGACAAAAGAGGAATTCTCTTTTTCAATTCGCACGAATTCATTCAAAAAAACAAACCGAGATTTTTCATATTTGAGAATGTCAAAGGATTGCTTTCAGATGATGGTGGCCGCACATTTAATGAATGGGTCAATATGTTGGGAGGAAAATCAGTCAATGGATGTCCTATCTTATTTCCTCATGAGGATGCTGTGCCATATCATTTGTATCATACAGTGTTGAATGCAAAAGATTTCAATGTACCTCAAAATCGGGAAAGAGTTTTTTTGATTGGCATCAGGGATGATTCTGAAAATTCATTTCAATTTCCTGCCCCCATTCATCTCACAAAAAGATTGAAGGATGTGCTTGAGTCAGATGTGAATGAAAAGTATTTTTTGTCTGAAAAATTGAAGCACTGGATTGTGATGCATAGAGAAAAAAGGCAGTCATCCAATCCATATCCCATTTTTGATGATGCAATATCATCTCCTTGTATTACATCTCACTATGGCAAATGTGGAGCTGAAGATCCATATATTGCTATCAAATCAGCAACATCTTCAGGATATGAAATTGCCCATGAAGGTGATTCAATCAATCTTTCACAAATGTCATCTGAAACAAGGAGAGGAAGAGTTGGAAAGCAATGTGCTCAGACCTTAGATACATCATGCAATCAGGCTGTCATGATTGGTGATTATCGAACTGATGAAGGATTCCGATGGCGAGAGGATGGTAATTCTCCAACAATTTGTGCTAGGGCAAGGCAAGATGGCAATGGCCAACCATTAGTAGCTGATGGGCATCATATAAGAAGGCTAACACCCAGAGAATGCTTCAGATTGATGGATTTTCCTGATTCATTCACATGGCCAGTATCAGATTCTCAAGCATACAAACAAGCTGGGAATTCAATTGTAGTGGAAGTATTATATCAAATTATTAAAAGATTGAAATTATGAAAATATATGATCAAATAATTGCTGATCTTATCAATAGAGAAGCAATGGGAATCAAAAAATATGGCACATCTGTGGATGATGCCCCACTCACTGAGGAGCAATGGATGCAACATGCCTATGAGGAGGCACTTGATTTTGCAGTATATTTGAAAAGAATGATGAATAAAAAAATTGATAAATGAAACAGCCAGCACAAACATTCCAAGCACTTGTGGAGAAGCTCCGCGATGACAAGCTAAAGAGATCCATGAATACATACAATTCTGGATATGTACAAGCACTCAATGACCTTGAGGAGCACATTGAAATTCTCATTTTTGATGAGAGAGATCATCTTGAATCAGCATGTGAGCTAGGTCAAGAGGATGAAGGATCATCATCTGAATGGCTAATAAATAACAGATATGGAAAGCTATGATTGACCATCTATTCAAATCACCAAAGGCCAGAGCAAAAGAGATGCTCAAGACAGCTGCACGCATGCTGAAGGAGAATGATATCATAGCCACAAGAGATGCCATCAAGCAATCATGCATTGAAGCTTGTGACAAGGTCATTGCTCACCAGAGTGGTGATGAAGTCACTCAGCGAGCTGGCACTAAGTATTGGACAAAAGTCAAAAATGAATTGATAAAGCTATGACAAAGTCTGAGCTATTCAAGATGATAAAGATGTCCAATATCAAGCGGAAAGATATTGTGCTTGATGATGGCAAAGCTGTGAGAAGATATAGAGCAAAGATTGAAGATAAGTATGTGGCATATGAGACTGATGGCACTCCATGCAGACCTCACTTATCTGTGTATGAATTCATTGCTTTTGCTAAAGCAAATTATATCACAAGATTAGTGAATGATACATTATGATTGAATTTCTCCCCAAGCAAAAGGAAGCATTGGTATATCTACACAATACATCTCCAGCCACAATGATTCTCTATGGTGGAGCTGCTGGTGGCGGCAAGACAAGATTGGGATGTATATGGCAGATACAAAGGAGATTGAAATATCCTGGCACTAGGTCACTCATTGGCAGAGCAAAGCTTGACACATTGAAAAAGACCACAATGGCCAGCTTTTTTGAAACCACCAAGCAAATGGGATTGCAAGCTGGCATTCACTACACATACAATCAGCAAAGCAATACAATCACTTTTTTCAATGGCTCAATCATTGTGCTTGCTGACCTTGCATACAAGCCATCTGATCCACACTATCAAGATCTTGGTGGATTGGAGCTCACTGATGCATTCATTGATGAAGCTGCTGAAGTTCATCCAGCTGCCATCACTACCACTACATCTCGTATCAGATACAAACTCACCAACTTTTGCAAGGAGTGCGCAGCTGAGAATCTTGATCAGGGAGAAATCAGTGCAAGAGATGACAAAGGTAAAGCTGTGGAATGGAGATGTGGAGCTTGTGGAGATTGCAATGGTGGACTAGTGCCCAAGACATTGATGTCATGCAATCCAGCAAAAGGATATCTATACAATGAATTCTATCACCCACATAGAGAAGGAATTCTTACACCTGATAAGGCATTCATTCAGGCATTCTCCACAGATAACTACATGCTACCATCTGCATACATTGATGTGCTGAATAGATTGCCTGAAGTTGACAGAAAAAGATTGCTAGATGGCGATTGGGATTTTGATACATCAGATGACAGATTCTATTCATATGAGGAATTGGCCAGAGCATTCAGGGAGAAATCTGACCAATCAAATGAATGGTATATCACAGCTGATATTGCACGATTGGGAAAGGACAGAACTATCATCTGCATCTGGCATGGAGCTCATCTTGAAAGGATGGAAAGCTTCCTCCATAAAAGAGTGAATGAAGTTGCTGACATCATCAAAGGATTCATGGATCAATACAAGATACCACTGCGCAATGTGCTGGCAGATGAGGATGGCATTGGAGGAGGAGTATGCGACATCACGCGATGTGTTGGATTCATGAATGGCTCTAAGCCATACAGAGATGCATACAAAAATCTCAAGGCTGATTGCTACTATAAATTGGGTGAAATGATTGACCAGAATCAAATCACATTCAATGCTAAGTACAAGGATGTAATCATCAAGGAGCTGGAGTTGGTAAGGAGAGATAGAGTTGGTCAAGATGGCAAGCTGATGATAATCTCAAAGCAAGCCATTGCAGCCAAAACTGGTGGCCTATCTCCTGATGTCGCTGATGCCATAATGATGCGCAGCTATTTTGAAGTATCAGGAGGAAATGGAGTATATCACATTAGAGGAAGGTACTAATTTTCTTTTACCTTTGCTCTGATTACAATTCTTTCTTTCTCTTGCATGGCTGCCATCATTGCCATGATTCCTCTCATTTCTTCATATGTCAGCTGTGCTATGAATTCATCCTCCTCATTCAGTATCTGAATGCCTTCCTCAGTGATGGTGATTGTGGCCATGTGATCCTCTTCATTGCCAAGCAAATCTCTTTCTGTGTATATGCCAGCTTTGATGTATATCATAGGGCCAATGCAATTGTGGATACCAATAGAATGCAAGAGATGCCTAGTGCGATTGTGCGCTTGCGCAATTTGTCATGCATAATCTGATTCTCTTTGCTCAATTCATTGTGCAATTTTGTTGCATCCTCAGCTTCCCTCTTCATTCTGGCAATGATTTTCAAATCAATATCATGCTGCTCTTGAGAGATTTCCAGCTGTTGCTTTTTTAGCACATATTGATTCCTCCAGTGCTCATGCGCATAGAAATCCATGATGATCAGTTCATTGATTCGTGATGGTTTCAAAGTATCTTGCTCTGTCCATTGAATCGAGCTTGAGCAATATCCCATGTGCGATGCTATCCAGCAGCATAGTATCATGAATGGCAATCTCTTTGACATATTGTATCTTGTTTTTTGTAATGATTTTCACCTCTGTTTCTCTGTGCTCCAATGAATCAATGATATGATTCATCACATCATGCTGCCATTGAAATTCCAACAGCTCGCGCTTTTGCTTGAAATCAATTTCAGCCATTTCTGTCCGAAGATGATTGTATCTATTGGACAGCCTGATGATGACTGCAAACATTGCTATGTATAGCGCAATCATCAGAATCATCATGTATGCTTCACCCTTAGAATATTTCATCATTCTCAATCTTAACATTTTTCACTCTGAACTTTTTGCCATCTCTGATCAAGATTGCAGCTCCATGATTCCACTGATTCACTGGTCTGTATCTTGGGGATAGGTCGCAGAGACATCCCACTGACCATGTAGTGACATTGTTTCCATTGATGTCCTTCTCATTATGCTGTGATGTCTGATGCCAATGTCCACAGATTGCAAATGCTTTGGCTCTGGTATACAATCCTCTCGCGATGTTTACCGGGGAGAATACATTCTGCCCAAATTCATGACCATGAACCACATTGAGATTATTGAACTTGGCAATAGTCCTCCCATCTACCCATTCAATTCCATATTGCTCCAGCCATAGCAAGCTCTGCAATGAGAATGCTTCAATCTCTGCCAGCTCTGGAGCATGTGATGATAGGTATCTCCAATATCTCTCCTCATGATTCCCCTCCTTATAATACACTTTTTTGAATAGCGTGCTCACTAACTTGAGGAATGCTCTCACTGATTCAAGCTCTTCACTGAATGACCTTGCCTCAGGATCCTTCTCCCATCTGGATAGTGTATGGCAATCCAAGATATCACCATTCAGGTACAATGTATCACATCCTTCATCCACTCCCCACTTGAGTGCTGTGCTCAATGCTTCCTCATCGTGATATGGGAAATGAATATCTTTGAGCAAAAGCACTTTCTCACCTTTGATTTGCAATGGCATCCTCTTTTCAGCATAACTTTTCGGTAAATTGAAGTAAGGTGATTTCTCTACAAAGAGAGATTTATCACTTGTTTTCTTTCTATGCTCATCTCCTTTCTGTCCTCTGATAATTCTGATTATTGTGCGAGCTGATTCAACATCTTTAAACAGCAATGAGTGCTGAGCTTTCAGCATTTTTGCAAGAGTTAGATGTGGCACATCTTTGTGTTGCTTGCAATACTGCTCTGCAACCTCTCTCGCTTTTGTTTTTTTAGTCATTCAGTAATGTATAGGTGAATTTCTTTTGCTTGGATGCTTCACATTTGCTGATTAGGAATGCAAAATCTTCAGGATTGGCAAGCACTTGACAGCCAGCACTCCACTTGTCTACCAATTGAGAGATGACTGATGGATTGCTTCTGTGTATATTGATGCCAAAGATTCCTTTATCTTCTGTTCCTTGAGCTTCAGCTATCTCATCTTTATCATTGTCCCTGAATACAACCACTGGAGCACACTGAGTGAGTGCCTTATATTTGCCCTGATGCATTCCCAATTGCCATGTGTCTATGTATTGCCCAGCCTTGAGCACTGCTGCTCCCTTTGGATTGGCTAAATTCAACAGCCAATGCTTACCCGGTCTAGTGGTAGCATTGAATGTATATCCCACATCACCATCAATCAAGATAATCATGTCATCAAATCTGTTGGGCCTTCCACCATTCCACCTCACACCAACCAAATGAAATGGCATCCATTGATATCCATGCTCTTTGAATCTCTCTTTGATCCAGCTGATATTTTTGATTGTATTCATTTCTCCTTGATTTTCTGAATGTGATATACAATGCTGGTCACGCCAGCGACAATGGCCACAAATGCAGCCATGATTCTCATCCATGCTTCCACATATTCCAGATTCGCAATCACTGCCATTGATATGGCTGTCACAGCTCCCACAATGCCATCACTATCATGATTTGGATTTATCATTTTTCTTTTGTTGCTTGTTCATGAATGTTTTCATCTTCTCTTCATAGACCTTGCGCAGCTCTACTTTATTGGAAGTACATCGTTTATTGACCATCTGATTCTGTTTTGTTTATATCCACCACTGAATGCAATTCCCGTTTGTGTATACACTTGATGATATGGATTCTTGTCTGGCCATGTGTTATCTGTGTATTCTGGAAAGTCAGCTGAATTGGCACAGACATAATCAATCATTCTCTGTGTATAGAATTTTGCATTGTCCATCGCAGCACTCATCATCTTGCTCAATTCAGCTTCACTGATGCTTGATGTATCTTCAGATGTGCGAATCACTATGCTGCCATTGTCATGCTTGTAAACCAATGATGGATAGAGCTCAATCATTGTCCACCACAAAAGAGATTTCATCACATATTCATTGAGCAATGTATCATATACACCACTCAAAGAATCAGTATCCACATCTGATTTCAATTTGTTCACCAATGCAGTGCCCAAATAATTGACAAGATATTTGTCTTGCGCCAAATAGATGCAAGGTCTGATGAGATTAGTATCTACAGCTTCATTGAGCTGTGTATATTTTTTGATGATTTGCTCATTGATGAGCAATATTTCAGGATTCAATGCCATTGCTTTTGTATTTTATTCCAATAATCTAGTGGGAGTTGCTGCTGTAGCATAGTCATATTCACCATCCTTGATGGGCACTCCCTTGATGATTGCTTCAATCACCCCAATCTTAGTATAGTTCTCTGGCTCATCTGGGAGGAATCCCTTCTGACCTTTACCAGTTGCTAACTTTCTTTTGAAAATCAATCTCCTGAAGGCATGATAGCAATTTTTTCCTCCCTTGAATTTCCAGATATCGTACACACTTTCACCAGCTTTTGCAAATTGAGAATTCACTCCGCTGTCACTCATGTTGAATTCAGGTGAATCAAGAGATAGATCCTCCCATCTGAATACAATTCCTTGTTGAGACATGCTCACCATCTTTTTGCAGAATTCTCTGCTATTATCTCTTAGGCCCAATGTATAGGCATATCTCACTTTGTAGAGACCAGCATCCATCCTTGATCTTTTGTCCAAGCCTGATGCATATTTTTTATATCCACTAGCTTGCATTGTATTGATGATTTCATGCTCTGTATCAATATCATCAATTCTCTCCTCAGATACAAGCTCATATTCATCCTCACTCAATTGCTCTCCAATTGTATCAAGATGATTCACCCACCACTGCTCTTGCTCAGGTGAGAAATCATCATCTTCAGCACTCATGCATAGGCATGTGCTTTGTTCCATTCTCTTCAGGATTCTATTTGCCCAATCTCTGCCCGGATCTCCTCCCCACAATTGCCATGCTATTCTCCCATTGGATGGGAATCCATCCTCTCCCTGATTCCACCCTTGAGCTTGCTTATCCACTTCATGTCTTGAAAAGTAGCTGCTCATTCTTTGGATTGTATCAAGAGATAAATTTCGTTTATTACTTATATCACGAGCTCTGGCTACACCAATCTCTGTCCCTCCTCTGCCATATTCAGATCTCCATTTCAATCCCAATTCTGCCTCTGCAGCCATCTCATCTGTTGGCTCAAAAGATTCCTCAGCTAAATGGTCTTTTTTTTTTAATGATTGCACCACTTGAGCTGGATCAATCACCACCGGTGAAAGATTGTCAAAGATGGAATTTACCACATCTTCTGATAGCATTGGGAATGATGCTTTTGTGATTGCCTTTGCTGATGGAATAGTCAGCACATTGGCTGTGGTTTGCACAATGATTTCAAGCAATGATGCAATCTGTGCTCCATTCAATGCTTGAGATGCCACATCTACAGATGTCACAGCTCCAGCACCATCTGATACCACAGTTTGCTCTTGCATCAAGATGTCATTTTGCACAATCTCAATCTCAGCAGCAGCTCCATTGTATTCCAATGCCTGAGCAATGCCATCCAAGATGATGCGCTGGAATGGCTCAATCACTTGCTTTGAGAATATCTGCAATGCAGTTTTCATCTCATCAGTATTGCTTCCCAATCCACCACCATCTCTCACGCCCATCAGGATAGGAGATGTCACTCTATGAGCTACAATGATTTGATCTCTTGCTTCAGTGCTCAGATAGTCATATGTCTTGTCTGCATTATTAGTTGGGAATGGCTCAAGCTTTGGAGCTTCATCTGCATTGCGATTGAATGTCGCAAAGAATTTTCCAGCATTGGATGTGCCACTGATATTTCTCTCAAGGTCTCTGATGATTGCTCTCTCAGCTTCTGGTGATGGCACTCCATTGGTGAATGCGATGTGAAAAGATGGAAACAATCCATTGAGAATATTGTTCACATGGAATTCACTGATATGCTTTGTGAGCTCAATCCAATTGATTGCTGAATAATAGTCAGGTCTTGGATAGTACAAGCTGCCCGGAGTAAGCATATCACAGAAAATCACTTGTCTTGCTTGGGGATTTAATGGATCAAATACTGGCACATATTCAGGTCTATTTTTGACCTTCCTTGTATCTTCCCAATCGCGTGAATACCAAATGCCAGTGATGCAATCATTCTCATCAGATACAGCTCTTCTGCAGTTCTCAAATGGAAGGTGATTCACTTGCACAATTGTGCGCATGTCCATGCTCATAATGAGCTCCAAATAGAATCCTCCTTGCATCTTCAAATCAATGGAAATAGATGGCAATATATTGTTGAGATTCCACTTGTCAATCCATTGCTGAGTGCTAGGATTCATTGATTGAAATCCTTTCCCAGCAATCATGAATGCAATCGAATTGATCAGTGATCCATGCACTGATGAATTGGAATACAAATCAATAATGTATTGTGGAAATATATTTTGCTCACCATATTCTGCCCACCCTTTTGGGGTTTCCTTTTCGATGGGTTCAATCTTATTGTATTTGGCCATCTGTATATTGACCATCTTTGCACTATTCTCAGCCATTGTATATCTTATCTTCAGGGATGTTTATTGTTGGTGATGAGTAGTATATCTGTGATGAATTTGCTTCAATCCATCCTTTCTCTACCATTCCAATTGAGAGAGATTCATCAAGATTGGTATCACTATTCTGTGCATAAATCTCATATGAATATCTGCCCGGATCAATCATCAAGATTCCACCATTCTCAGCATCATCTACATTGGTATCAATCACCAGCTGAGTGATGCGAGCATCTTCACTTGCCACAATTGGAATGCATCTGTATACCTTGGATGTGGCATCATGCGTAAGCTTCACCAAATAATTAGTGTAAGCTTCACCCAAAAGCAAAGCTCCTTCCTTTAATGTAAGGAGGAGCTGTTGCTGGGCAGTATTTGTTTGAACATATTGCATGCTCAAAGATAGTCAATTATAGAGTAGGTGATGTGATAGTACCATCAAAATCAGTCACCAATGCATCAGCCAATCTGTATGCTTTGTTTTTCTCTTCAGCAGTGAATGTGATGCTGTATGAATTTGCATCACCTTTTGCTGTTCCAGTATCAGTGGTTTCAGCAGATACCTCAGCACCATCCAAATATCCAACCAACCAGTAGTTGTCATTGTTATCTTGCACAATCAATGCATGACGTCCTTTGCTGAATGTATTCACTTCCTTTCTGCGAGCAGCTGACAAGCCATGAAAATTGGCAAGAATGGTCTGCAAATAGAAAATAGTATTGTTCTCTTTGCTCACCTGAGCTTCCTCTTTGAAGTTGCTTGTGTGTGGTTTCAAATCAAACTGCACCCATGCAGCAGTTGGTAGAGCAGTCACTTGCTCAGTGCTTGCATCAATGGTGGCAGCACCTTTGATTGTTGCATATGGGCCCACCCATAATGCTTTTACCCCTCCAATTGTAGATTTACAATTGACTAGGAATCCGTTTGTAGCTAAACATGCCATCGTATATGAATTTTTTTATTGTTATTTTATACAAAAAAGGTGGGCATGTTTACCCACCCTTTTCAGTTTATTCAATTAGCTATTGCTTAGTATCCAATTGCGATGTCACCAGCAAATCCTACTTGTGTACCTACGCGATATTTCATCACTACACGCACATTGTCAGATCCATCTGTGTTGCTCATGTCAATCAATCGAACTTCATTCATATCAGATACCAAATCAGTACCCACATGCAAGTTGCTTGGCTGAGCAAACATGATCACATCATTGCTAAATCCGGGACATACATAGATTTCATATCCATATACGTTATTGATCATTTCCAATGATGCTGGAGTCAATGGGCCACCTACTGACAATTGATTCATCAAAGCTTGCTTGTACAATTGAGCTGTCTTGGGGCTCATGTAGCACTTAGTGTTTGGTGATCCAATCAATGCAGTTGGGATGGTAGCAACCACACCATCAATTGCAGTCATGATGTTAGCTGTAGTCAATGCAGCAGCAATGTTGTAATCTGGAGCACCTTTGGCTGCAGCAATCTTGGTCAATAGACCATCGAAAGATGTGAAGCCAGAAGCACCACCTACAGATGCACTGAAGTTACCTACCCAGATTTGAAATTCAATGTTAGCAGAGATTTCCAATGCTAATCTAGCCATCAAGAAATCAGCAAATGTGCTGGGCAATGTATCATTGATGAATCCAGCTCCAGTGGTTTTTGCTTCCCATTGACGAGCAAATTGATTTTTGCACAATTCCAAATTGGTTTTAAGGTCTTTCACTTGCAATACAGCTTCAGTCAAGCCAGCAGTGGATACACCTTTTTCAAAATCACAATTATCACCACCTGATGCATCTTGCACCAATGATGCCAATGCTAATTTGGAGATGTTTGCTTTGTACTTTACATTCTCATGTAATGTCACATATCCCTTTGCGATAGTATCGCCAGAGATGATTGCAGCTGCTACATAGGGCAGTGCTAATTCACCAGCATAATTGCTTGTGATTGATAAATCTGATGCCATTTTTTTCTATTATTAAGTTAGTTATTTGCGATTGATTATCTCATTGATTCGGCCTTGCACTGAATCAATTTGATTGATTTTCTTTGGAGCTGTTACAGCTGTTTGCTTCACTGATACAGCAGCAGCTTGCTTGCTCAATTCAGCGCGAGCTTGCTTCTCTGCATTCAATTGAGAATTCAATTTGCTGATTTCCTCATCCTTTGCAGATAGCTCAGCCTTGAATGAATTCAATGCATCACTGATCATTGATTCAACATCAGCTTTTGTGAAGGTCTCAGCATCTTGCTCTACCTCTTCAGCTGTCTCTTCAGCCATTTCAGCTTCAGATTCAATTTCAGATGGAGCAATTGTCACCACTCTTCCACCAGCAACAGAGATGACTGATCCATCAGCTGTCTTGATATCACCATCTGGCACTGGTACCATGTTGCCATCTGCATCTTTGACGAAGATTTCAACACCTTCACCCCATGCTTCCGCTGGAGTATATACAATTGTGCCATCTTCCAATGCAGCCTCTGCCATGAATTTCATTGCTTCAGCCTGATCAGCTACTTCCTCAGCTGATAATTTCAACCCATGTGCATTCAATTTAGCATTGAATTTATTGATGATTGAATAGATTTTATTTTCAGTATTCATAATATCCTTTGACATTAGTATATTTTATCCCTTTCTTTTTTCAATAAGTTTGTCAAGGATGGTCATCCCCATTCCACTGCCAGCCATCAAGCACAATGAATCGTACATGAATTCTGGGCAGATGTGATTCTCATCTGATGCCACAGCAATGAATGCCATGATGATGACCATGAGCAATGTGAAGAGTGATGCAGTGCGCTTGCTTGATACATCACTACCTGAGCTGAGCAATCTTGACAGCCAATTCTTAGTTGATTCCGAGCTCATCAATCAATTCATTCAAGATATCATCCACCTCATTCATTGGCATCATGGTTTCTTCTGATGGTTTAAACCATCCTTCCAAAGAGAATCCCTTGAATGTGCCTTGCTTGACCTCATCCCATATCTCATCAGATGTGACATGACCTCCAATGTACCATGTGCCGGGAGGAGTAGTGAATCCAAGCTCTTTGCTTTTGTCCATCTCTCCCATCTGTATCCATGATTCAACAAAATCAATTCCATCTGTGGCATTGAGTTCATTGTGCTCAAGATTTGCATTCTGATGCATATTCAATCGCAGCCATTTGTGCGCCACTTTTTTGATGACATCAGCTGGATATTGTGCATACCATTCATCCTTTGTATCAGGATCATATCTGTAGATGAGCTGATCAGGAATCAGCACCGGGCCATACAGCATGCGCTGCTCATTGCTTTCAACAGCTTTGAATTTCACTTGTTGCTTTGCACTTTTTGACAATGCAACAAAATCCAGCATGATTGCTGGCTCTTTTACCAATGACATGCAGTACACTCCATCCAAGAGATTCTGCTCATCAATGTCATAGGTCACTATCTTGATTTTCTTATCCATTATTATAAATGTTAGCTTGATTTTTGATTTTGAAATCAGCTTGCTGAGCAGAGCTGACAGCTCCAGATACCACATATGTCTGCAATGGCTGTGGCTTTGTTGCTTGATTATTCAGGAATGAAAGATTGAGTGCATTAGGTGATGCTGGTGATGGGCCAGATGATGCTCCACCTCTATTGCTTCCTCCCACATTTGTAGATGGTGGAGTGCCTCCTCCAAATTGAGTTTGATTGATCTTCACCAAATTTGCCACACCAGCAGCTGCCACTACAGCAGCAGATGCAATCTTTTGTACCATTGTCACATTGTCTGGCGCAGAGAAAGCTCCAACAATTCCACTGGCCATATTGATGACAGCCATTGCTTTCTGTAGTTTTTTATTCCTCTCAAATGCTCTTCGCTGTGATGCTTCATCACCTTTGGCAGTTGCTTCATTGAGTGATGTCAGCACAGCCATTGCTTGCTGCGCAAGTTTTAATCCTGAATTCCACTTGTCTGCCTGAATTTGCTTGAGCTTCTCAGCTTGCTCTTTTGCAGCTGCAGCTTCAGCATCATCATATGTTTTATTGATTTCCTCTTTTTTCTTTCGCATCTCTTCCTCAAGCACTGATGCATCCAATCCATATTTGTTGGCTGTCTCTATTTTGACATTGAATTCATCTTGCACAGCTTGCAATTCAGCAGCTCTTGCTCCCATTCTGATATTCTCAATCTCCTGAGATAATTCCTCCTCTTCTGTGATTGCTTCCATCCTCATCTGATTCAATAAGTCAGCATTGGCTTTTGCCACATCTTGCTGTCTCTTGATTTCAGCATCTGCATATTTTTGGCGAATAGCATTCTGCTCTGCAGTCAATGAATCAGTGAGTGCTTTCTCTTGGGCAGCATTGCCATGTGCCAGCTTCATCTTTGCATCATAGTTCACTTGCACTTGTCTCAGCTCTCTGTCCATTTCAGTGAGTGATGCTTGGAATCTCTTCTCATTCTCTTCCTTAAGAAAGTCAGTCACTTGCTTCTGATCAGATTGAATCTGCTCTCTTCTCTTTTTTGCTTCCTCATTGGCCTTCTCTTGATCCGCTTTCGCATATCTATCATTGATTGATTGTAGCTCTTCCCTGTATAGCTTCTGAATCTGACTACCATCTTGACCAAATTCTGTGGCCTTATCCAGCATCTCACCATATTTCTTTTTCAGGTCATAGATTTCCTTCTCCTGAGCAGATAGATTCTTAGTGCGATTTCTTTCAGATGCTTCATCAAGGAATTTGTCCATATCCTCTCTGAATTTCTTTACATCTTCCATTCTCTTTTTTGCAGCTTCAGCTCTTGCTTCAGCTTGACTATCTGTCAATCCAATGGCATCACTGAATGCTATCATGCCTTTCTTAACAGCATCCAATGTATCACCAATGAATGAGAATACCTTGCCCACCAATCCTCCAGCTTTTGTCAATGCTTCAAAGTTCATGACAATGGCAATGATGGCTGTTGCTAGGAGGAAGATTGGATTTGTGAGCAATGCTTTACCCAATGATCCCAATCCACTTGTCACTGATTTGATACCATTCCCCATCTCCTTGAATGAGATGCTCTTCACATTCGTGCCCATCCTCTTCAGAGATTCCCCAAATCCAGTCAAATCTAGAGATGAAAGCTGTCCCTGAGCTATGACCAAATTATTCCCAAAGGTCTCAATGGCTGGCCCAGCATTCGCGCTGACAGCTTCCTTGACATCCTTCATCTTATCTCTCAGCTCTCCAGCTCGCGCAGCTAATTTGATGAATTCTTCACTGCCAGTATCTAGCATTGCAAGCTGATCCTGAATCCCCTTCAGCTCTGATTTGATTGCTTTTAGTCCAGTTAGAATTGGCTCTGCCATATTGTGAAAATTAGTGTAGTGATTATTAGTATACCCCAGATTGCTTTTGTGATGCGCATTGATTTTCTAGTGGGAGCTGGGAGATGGCACTTGCCTGATGCTAATCCATAGTACATTGTAGATCCCTTCACTCCATTGCGCAAAAGATTCAATGCATCAATGATTTCCTTTGGTTCTATTTGGTCATATCTCATATTGTGCCGATTTGATTCACTTCAATTGTTGCTGTGAAATAGTAATCTGATGCAGATGGATAGGTCAATCCACTGAGTGATTGAACAAATAGAATCGCTTCACTTGTCGCACCCATATCAAATCCCACTAGCCATTCCCCTCCAGCATCGCATGTGCTGATGATTTCATCAAGAGGATCCTGAACAGATAGCACTCCTGATGCATCAGATGAATATACACCATGTCCCATGAATGTCCATGTATTGATTGGTAGACCTGAGCTTAACTGAGTGCCAGTGATAGTCACTCTGGCTGTGAATACAGATGAGATAGGAATCAGGAATGCATCAAAATCAAGCCTATCCAATGCAGCATTGAATACACCTTGCATCTTGAATACCATCACTCCCCATGCAGCTCTATTGTTTAGCGTATCAGCTCCACCACCATACCACACACCACTCTTGTATACATCCACATTCTCTCCAAATGCTGCTGTGTATGGAGCAGATTTCAATACCTTGATATCTTTTCCAGCAAGCAATGATGCTACAGCCAAAGGATCCTTTACTAGTGTTGGATTGGATGTCACATTCACTAAACCATCAATGGCATGAGTGCTGATTGGCTTTCCTCCATTTGGCTCTTTTGGATCTTTAATTGATATGTTGCAAGCATTTGCGATGGGATCCCAATAGTACCCCAATTTGGAGCAGCATATCTCTGTGCCAGTTGCTGGATTGCTGTCAGCATCCACCCATTGCACAATGCCCAATGCATTGACAGATGATGGAGTGAGTTGGCATGATTCAGGAATGTTCACTGAGTCAAGCTTTCTGATGAGCTTGCACTTTGTAACCTGATTCTCACCTAGTGTATAGTCATTCACCTCAAGGATGCGCCAATATGAATCCTTGATGAAGATGCTTGTATTGTATTTCAGATTAATGATGTCAGATACATTGAGCATGAATGATGCATGCATCACCTTGCTCTCCTCTGAATAGAGCTCTGCGAGATATTCAGAATAGTATCTGTAGAATAGTGTGTTGAATGATGTCTGAGTGACTGGATGCAATGGTATCTCTTGACCAAAGTTCAAATCTTCTGTGTTGAATGTTGGAATAGGCTCATAGTATTGGCCCACATGATTCACCTGAAAATATTGCTTGAATGCTCCATCAGCTACAGATGACCATACACTCTCAAGGAATGCATCTCTGATGCTCAAGTCATATGTGAAATTGCGATTGATGTATAGCATTCTAGGGCCCGGAGCTACATATGCATATTCATCATTGATGAACTTTGGCAAAGTCCATTCACTATCACCCCACAGCAATTGATTTGGAGTGCTGCATGCTGTCATGCTGATGACATTCTCATCTTGAGTGAAATCACTCTTTGTATCATATAGCTCTAGATATCCAAATGTACGCCCAGCAGATGTGTATGCTTTGCTTGCTGCATCTGCTCCCTCAGCCCATGAGAATTTCTGTCTGCGCTTTTGATATTCAGATGATGGAGTGATTGTGATTGGCTCATCCATGTGAAGCTTGTCACTCCAATCTTCAATGTCACCAGTGCTCAGATATTCATTCAATGGTATCATGTCAATGGTATCAAAACCTGAGTGATCGGGAATCAATACAGCATTGTGCATCTTCATCAAATCTCTGAGGAAATCAGTGAGCTTGTATTGAGGAGCATTGACAGCCAAGTCAATTGATGCACCCAACACTTCATGCTTGCTCATTGTAAATTGCAATATATTGACATCTTGCACTGATCCATTGGCTGATGGATTGGCTGTGCTCACCACTTCAATTGATACCTCATCACCAGCAATCAAAAAGATACCTTCACTTGCATTGACAGCATTCCCTCCATACACGAAAGGAGAGAATGGAGCTGTATTCACTGACATCAATGTCTGAGTATCTGATGTACCCATTGATGCCTGAGCAGTATCAGCAACATTCAGTGCATTGTAGTATGTGGTAGAGCTCAATGTGGGAGATACCACTTTGATGCGAGGAGTGATCTCTGAAGCTGGCGCACCCAATGATGCTCCAATAGAGCTCTCAATGAATAGGCGAAAATTGAATAGATATACACCACTCTGCTCTATCACATATGTTTTAGTGCCAGTATTGAATGCATCTTCTGTATCTTGATTTTCTGTCAATGTGGGAATTGATGCTCTGTATAGTCCACCACTCAAGCTCCATGAAATTGTGTATGGAGTTGTAATGCCGGCAAAGAATCCGATATTTGTATTCAATCCTTTCTTTGTCTCTTTGGAATTGCTGAATGGGATGTATAGCTTCTCTCTGATATGTGAGATGATTGATGCACTCAATACAATTCTGCGCTGATTGAATAGCAGCTGAGAATTGATGAGATTGATAATCCACTCCACTGATACCATAGGAGTCAAATCTTGAGGAGTCATCACATTGCTGGTCATGATTGCACCAGCTGAATCTCCTATCCATTCATTCAGTGGATAGTCCACAATCTTGCCTACACCATCGAATCCATATCTGCGAAATGCTTGACCTTTGTCAATCAATTGCCAGCTCACTTTGTGATCATATGTGCCAGAGTTATGGTCATTCATATCAGTGAGATTCATGATGATATCATTCTCTGTATAGTCCAAATCTTTGAGCTCCAGATCACCCAGAGCACTCATCAATGTAGTACTTCGCCCATAGAAAACAATGCTGAAATCACCTAGCATTCCATCTTTCAATGTGGCAGATTTGAATTGCACATATCCCTCAAGGAGTGGAATGGTATTCACTGCGATATAGGCAAAGAATTTCCTCCTGATATTTTTGGTCAGTCCATTGGAGCTGAAATCATTGGGAAGATGCTGATATCCAAATATCTTGCAATTATTCTCTGTCGCTGGAATGGTGAAAGCTTTTGAAAGTTCACTCTGATTTGCCAATGTCTCAATGGCAGTGAATGAATAGCTCATTGATATGGTATCTTCCCCATATAGATCCACAATGGCTCTCCCACCATCAGAATCTTGAATCATAAGTTGCACTCTTGCTTCCATATTAGCAGCCTGTTCCTTCGCCTATTGTTATGTCAAAATATCCAGTGAATGCACTTGATAATGGTGGCAATCTCAAAAAGAAATTAGCTCCATATGTACCACATACCATGTCCATTGACACTGGCAGTGATGCATCATTGAATGTGCCTATTGTTCCACCAGCTCCAGTTGTCTGATTCTGAATTCCCAATCCAAACCATGCCACGCCACCGGGCAATGTTGGGGTGATTGCTCCTCCTACTTTGGTGATTGTGACCTTATATGTACTTCCAGCTGTGAGCATATTGCCCAATGATGAATTGACAGAGAATCTAACATATCCACCCGTAGCAGCAACCACACTCACTCTTGCTGTATTGCCAATTGTGCTGACTGAATATGGTGAATTGCCTCCTAATTTGATAAATGTATCATAGTATGTACATTGCAGATTTACCTTTGTTGGCACTGGTACTTCATAATCAATGGCAGCATAGCTCTTTGAATATTTGAATCTGAATGTGACATTGTACTTTTTTGAATTTCTCTCTCTCCTCATGACAAAGCTATTGTCTACCATTACCAATGGCTCACTCACTCCTTGCTGTAGGTGATTGATCACGCGCACATGCTCTGATGTGACCAGATGCTTCAGGTATTCAAATTCCTTCTCTGTTATCCAGTCAGAATTCACCTCAATGAACTGAGTGACCTTTGGCTCTCTTGATACAATTCCTCTATCATCTAGGGGATTGGTTTTGAATGCACCTATCTCTCCCACTCCAGCATCAATTCCCAATGTGCCATAGTTCCCATATTCCCTCTTGAATTCCATCCTTTCAACCTCAATGCTTTTCTCATTGCGCTTGATGAAATTGTAGAACTGCCATGCACCATTCCTTCCTATCCAAGTCAATTGCACATTGTCATGTCTGCAATCTTCCTCCTCAATCACGAATGTATACAGCGCACTGAATGGAGCATTGCCAGGCTTATCTTCCTCTAATTGTATTGTATAGAATGCTGTTGCACTATCCCATGCACCAAGCAATGTGAGGATGGATTGAGGATGGCTTGGCACATATGCCTGATGTCCATCAGCTTCCTGAAATGAAGCTCCAGTGCTTGTGCTCAATAACACACCATCAATGTCATAAAAAGAATATTTCACTCGCACATCTGTGTTGGTATGAAAAGCACAATATGTACCATTGTCTGCATTGAATGTCAGATGGCCATAGTTGGTGATGGCCACTGGCATGTATATGCTAGTGGATGACCTGAGTGAATCAGGCAATATCCAATTCAATCTATCAAAGAATGTGCTCTCATCTGCATCTTGATATCCCTTTGTAGCATGACCAGTTGTATTGAATGCTGGTGATTCCAGTGCATTTTGATATCCCTGATATGCCATGACATCAATCTGTTGCACTCCTATTGAATCAGGATCCTCAGTGAATACACCACCCACTGCCCATCCTTCATACACTTGCACTCTGACATGCACACCCATTGCTGTTGCTGATGTCTGAATTGCATCTCTGTTCCAGATCCATGGATATGCATCTGTTGGCGCAATCTTAATCTGTGCCCACAATGCCTCCATTAGAATCTGTCTCATGTTTAGAATTCCTCTGCCATATGGATTGGGCTGAATGCGCTGGGCAATAGTCCTTTCCACACCATAAAAATCAGTATACCCAATATACACCACATATCTGAATGCTGTATTTGCATATTGATCTGAATACATGGTGATGACATTGTCCACACCACCTCTGTGCATGATATCGTATTGATCAGTGCCAGATGTTTTTTCTATAATTAGTGCCATATTAAATCAATCCAGTTCTTTTGAATACATTGAGCAATTGCTTCTCTAAATCACTATTGAGTCCTTTCTGTAGTATCTTGATTTTCTCTGCTTTCACATCCTCGTATGCATGCTCAAAGTAATGCAATCCCACTCTTCCTCTCCTCTTCATTGCTCTTGCAATAGTATAGGCCATCCCTTGCATCTGTGATTCTGATGGTTTGCTGATGAACTTCCCATCCTTGTCTCTGAATCTGAATCCACTTCTCTTTTTCATCCACTTCAAAATCACTTTTGATGGTGGCATCTTTTTCATCTTGAATCTACCAGTTGGCATGTAGTAAGGATCATCAGTGGGAGCTTCACTTGCACCCATCTGACCTTCCTCAATGATGGATGCATATTTCTGAGCTGCTCCAATAGCATAGAAATCAATGCTCAAATCTTTATTCACTTTATGTCTCAGTGAACTTTTGAGCTTGCCAGTATACACAAAATTCTTCCTAATCTTCCTTGAGATTTTGAACTTGCTCACTGATTGAGTTGCACCAATATTCTTTTGTGCCTCAAGCACCACCGCTTTGGCGAATTCATCTACAGCTTTTTTGAGCTCAGTGAAATCAGCCATTGAATGCAGTGAATTTGGTGAATGCTGTGTTGCTGTCCTCAATCAATAGGTCAATGAATGCATCAATGCCTTTGATTTCCAATCCCTCTCTAAATGCCAGATAGTCATCACTCATATCATATCCAAAGAATATGTTTTGCTCAAGTACATGAATGATGGTCAGACCATCCTTCTCAATTATCCGGTATCTCATATTGTGATTTTATATCCAGTTCCAGATGATGCAGCTGCTGCTGCGCTGCCTACATTTTTGTATTCCATATTGAATCCATCACCAGCTGCAAATGTCACTGAATTGGCTGTATTGGAATAAGTACCAGCTGCAGATCCTCCAGCAATGGTCAATGTCACTGCTGTTGCTACACCATTTTTGAAGATGGTCACAGCCAATGATGCACTAGCATTCATTGTCGCTGTAGTTCGCACATACAAATCACTCATGATACATGGCACTGATATGGGCAATCTGTTTTGAGATTCAGCTGTAGTACCAGCGACATTGCCATATCTAGTAGTAGTTGCTGCCAATCCAGTAGCAGAACCAACAATTGTCTGAAATGATGTACCTCCACCACTGCTCACTTTTGAATTGAGCTGTGTTTGAATTGCCGATGTCACTCCACTGAGATATCCCAATTCAGTGGATGTCACAGCATTTGTTGCAACCTTCCCACTTCCATCACTGATCAATGCTCTTGATGCTGTCAAGTTAGAGCTGACAATTGATGTTGCTGCTCCGGTGATTGTATCTTGTTTACCGCTCAGTGCATTGCTATTCTCCCACAATCCACTTGTGGAATTATATTTCAGGATGTCATTATTGGCTACAGATGTAATTTCCACCCCATGCAATTCAGTGAGCTCATATCCATTCTGAATGGCAAGCACCACCCTCCCCAATGTTGGTGATGACCTTGCCACATATCCAATGAACACAGAATGATTTGGCTCTGCTGGTGGAGTATTAGCAACCATCCCTCCAGCAGTTGTGGCACTCAGCCACAATGTATCTCCAGCTGTGAATGCACTTGTATCAAGGTCATGCAATGATCCATTCACTGCCACATATCCATCTGCATTGTTGGCAATGTTAGCTGTCACCATTCCAATGGTCTTGGATGATGTTGCTTCAGCATCAGCTTTGGCTAGCAATGCATTTGGTCTATTGCCAGTTGCTCCACTCAGATACACTATCTGACCTTTGCCCAATGTTGCTCCAGTGCTATTTCGCACAATGATTCTGATTGTCTCAGCAGCATCTACCACTCCATCATTATCTGTGTCATATGTGCTCTTTGACATATCACCACCACCACTCCCTCCGGGGATTGGTTTCCAAGTTCCATCAGCTGCTACATAGTCAGTGGTAGAGCTAGGGCTGTTAGTTGTATATGCAAGCTTTTTGCTCATGTAGTTGGAACTAAACAATAGTTAGCATCAAAATCAATGATGAGGTCAATGCTTCC